TAGGTACCCACGGCTTGAACACTGGCTTTGCGTCAACCAAGGGAGTAAAAGTGTGCTCTTCTCTCTTTTTCAGAGGAATGAAGGGCCGCTCCTTACGAGGAGCTTTTGATACTTTTCTTCTGCGGCCAGAGGGGGTATAATTCATACTGCCTGAAACTATCATAGTATCTCCTAAAAAGTGAATATATATTATACTAAAAATTAGATAGAATGTCAAGAAGTATTTTTAAGGAAGGGGAAGGGAAGCCTAAACTTCCCTTCTTTGTGGCACTATTGGTTAGTGTCCCATCTTACTCCGCGATAAATACCGCGAGCTATCTTAGGACTATTTGAAGGTTTCTGCTTCTCTCTAATCCATCGACGGCCTCGATAGATCCCATTTTCCATTTTTGGACTTTTCTCTTCTGATGCAGAATTTACTTTCGCGCCTCTATATAACGTAGACATAACATTTCTCCTAAAGGGTTGCGTTCCTTCGACAAAATGTCTACTTCCGTCTTACATTGTAAGATGAACGAAGAACAAAGGCAGAATTGCCTCTGTTTTTCATATATGGATTATATCAATTTAAGAAGAAAATGTCAAGAACTATTTTTTGAAGACTTCTAAGATTTCTTCAAGGCTTGAATCAATTTTTATTATTCTTGCCACATTATAGTGCCCTTTCAGTAAAAGGTCTAATCTATGATGACCGTCTACTAAAAAGTAATTTTTATCTACAATTAAAGGTCTGTACGTGTTTCTCGCTACTCGTAAAAATCTTTTGACTGTCTGGTTAAGTTTATCTCTCTGTACAGGATGTATATGCCAAGGTTCAATAATTTCATGGCTGAAACTTAGTTCTTTTTCTTTTAAGAGTTCTTCTGTTAACTGGGGTAAATCCTTTCTAGAATACATCATCTATGTCTTCACCCGTTTTATGTGACGTTTCCTCTTTCTGCTGAGGAGTCATTGCGGTTTCTGGGCCTATCTTCATAGTCTCCCAGTCAATACTAGAGGTAAAAGAACGCATAGCGGCGGAGCGCATTTTAGTACAATTGAATGTAATACACTGGTCTTCTTGATCATAAGTTTCCAGAGCATAAGCTGCATCAGCAGCATCCAATATACCTTTTGCAAAACGTGCTTCACCGCTAGCGTCAGTTTGATATGGCGTAACAACAGTACATTCATACTCTTGTGCCATAGCTTTTAGTGCTTTACTCACTTCAATTTGTTCAGTCCAATCGTACTGTCCACCTCTGCTTGGAAGAGCAGAACGTTTAACCTGATTGATATAGTCTACAAGAACCACTCCGGTATTGATAGCGTTCACTTTCTTATCCATCTCAGCCTTAATTTTTGCTAGGGTAAGGCTGGGATCATAAATTACATCAATCTGCTGAGTCGGGAGAAGCTCGCAAGTTGTTGTAAGTTTATGGTGAAACTTTTCAAAATCTCGATGATCCTTATATTCTTTCAACAGGTTTTGTCCTTCTTGAAATCGGTTAGCCCACCAGGACGCAACCAATTCCCACTCTCCTAGACCCAGATTACGGGTACGCAAGCGAGAAAATGGAACCCCCGTTGCAAGGGAACAAACTCTTTGGAGAATAGACCTACTATCCATCTCAATAGTGAAATAAATAGCAGACCTACCACTCTCAAAGACGTTATGAGCAATATTTGCACAAGTAAGAGATTTACCAGCTCCGCGACGACCTCCGAGCAAGACAAGATCTCTAGGGGAGAACTGTATCTCGCGGTCGTAGTCGGCATTTAATCCTAATGGCAGGTACTTGTCGATCTCTTCTTTATTCTCAAACAAAGTAATGCGTTGCATACTTTCTTGAGGCGTCTCTAAATCAACTTTCTTCTCTACATCGAGAACAATTTGATGAAGATGACTTACTGACTCTTCTGCGCTTTCAAAAGCAACAGAATTATCAATATAATTTTCGAGCGAATCTAATATCTCTTTCTGAGCATACTCATTCTTGAGATACTCAAGAAGCATAGCTGAGTCAGCTTCAACCTCTATGCTCTTGACAGCATATAGCTTTTCACGAGCTTTAGAGTCTCTAATAGATAGCTCAAGGTCTTCAAATGTCGGAAGGGAATGGAAAGTATCACAGTGCTTATCTATAATAGAAAACAAAGTGTGATATTCCGTAGGTAAATAATCTTTACGAACGGACGTCCAGGTCTCAAAGTCCTGCAGCGTCAACACTTGCTTTATTAAAGCACTTGCAATATTCAATCCGTTCCCCCGAACATAAAAAAGCAGCCCCTAGCAAGGGCTGCTTATAAAAGCTACTATTGTGCAGCTTTTTGTTGCTTTGCAGCACCGTCATAGTCAGCAGCAACTAAGCCACGACGAGTCAACATTGTCTTAACACCACGAGGTGTTTTGCCAATAGCTTCTGCAATAGTATCGACAGTCATTTCTGACAAGTCGCCTAAGTCAGCTAAAGGATCAGTCTTATCCGTGTTTTTAGTAAACTCTTGACGTGGAATAGCATCAATGTCACCAGAACGTAGAAGGCTCAGAGCCTTGCCACGAATGCTGTTAACGCTGCGGTCAAGAGCGTCAGCAATAGCTTCTACATAAGCCCCTTCGTTTACCATCTCGATGAATGTAACTTCTTCGTCTTCAGAGTAAGTACGAATAGTCTCTACTTTAGGAGCTGCTTTAACGTGACCCGTTAGTTCCATAGACAAAATTTTGCCTTGAATTGACTTAGGGCTAAATTCTCCGCCTTCAAAATGCTCTGCGATTTGTGCATACGTGTACTCACCGCTATTGTCTGTAACAAAAGCAGCAAGAGTAGCTTCTTGTGACTCGCTAAAAGCACGAGCTGTAGAAGTAGATGCAAGCTCTACTTCAAAACCCATCTTACGCAATTTGCTAGAAATTGAACGGGTTGAGGTTTCAAGCTGTTCTGCTGCTTCTGCAACAGTCGCTTGAGAGATAGGGGTTTCGTCACCAACAAAAGCTGTAAGCTCGTTAGTGCGATCTTCTGTCCACTTTGGCAATGCCATATTTAGTCTCCAATAAAATCTAAAAGATTTTCTATTATCATTATGCCAGATTCTCTGGCTTTCATTGTTTTAGCTGATTCAATGCCGCTTTCATTTACTAGAATGGTCACTTCTTTTGTTAAGGAGCTCACGACTTTATATCCTAACTCTGAGAGTGCTCTAGCAGCATCAGCTTTTGTTTTGAAACTCTTTAGGCGTCCGCTAATACAAACTATACCTTTTATCTCCGCACTAGCAGTCTTTCTAAACTTCATAGAGTGAGGTAAGTAAGCATAGTCAATATCTTCCTGAGATAAAAAATCCATCAAAGATTCCGTTGCTTTTGGCCCAAGACCTGCTCTCTTACAACTTTCTGTATTTATATCATAAATATCTTCACACACTACAGAAAGCTTTTCGGTTGCTGTCTTACCAATTAGCGGAATACTCAATGCTGGAAGCACCTCATTCAGGGACGCTTTTTTTGAGTTTTGTATTTCTACTAACAATTTCTCCGCGAGCTTTTCAGAGTTTAGTCCCTCTACTATATCCTCGAATGAAAGTTGATAAACATCATTTGGACTTGACAATCCTAGCTTTTCAACAGCAGCAGGACCAAGACCCTTGATTTTAAGAGTTTTAGCAAAATGCTGTACGCGCTTTTGGGATTGGCTACCACAAGAAACATTGCGGCAGTAAAGAAGATGATTATTCCACTCAAGCATAGAATTGCAACTAGGACAGTTGGTAGGGGCTTGAATAGAAAACACTAAAAAGACTCCTGTGAAATTGAATGTATATTATACGAGAAATTAAGATTTTTGTCAAGAATTATTTTTTGAAAGGTTAGGAAGATTGAACACGTCGTAGAATGCGAGGTATAATTTCACCACTGCGTATAACTTCTACGTTGCATCCAATTTCCAAGCCCAACTCTTTTATGTACTCAATATTATGTAGTGTAGCCCTGCGTATTGTTGCTTCACCTATAATTACAGGTTCCAAAATAGCTACAGGGCTAACCACACCACTCTTACCTACTTGCCACTTAACATCCAATAGTTTAGTTACTACACCTTCTTTCTGCTGCTTGAGCGCAAAAGCTCCTCTTGGGTGGTGGGCCGTATATCCGAGTTTCTCAAATTGAGAGTAGTCATTTATACGATAAACTTCGCCATCCTCAGGATACATACTAATATCTGTTGTTAGAACAGTATTAAATCCTAGTTTGGACAAACTTATCATTGCCTGTGTCCAATTATCTTCGATAAAAGGCTGGGCATCATAAGCTACAAACTGCAATGGACGAGCACGAAACTCCTCAATATCTTTCAAATTTAGCGACCCCGCTGCGAGATTTCTCGCATTAGGAAGGTCTTTAGGAGCGACTACTTCCCCAGTAATCTGAACAATACTATTGTAGTCGATAATGTCTGGGACTAAACAGATCATCTTATCTAGTATGGGTTGTCCTTTTTTACCATCGCCTCTGGTTAGAGCTTGCTGTAGCTTACCGTCAATATACAACAGAGACACAGCAGCCCCATCCAACTTTACGCTACCGACATAGCCGGAGTCATTTTTGGATGCAGGACATTCTTCTACTGAAAAGAATTTTTGTTGAGAATACATGGGAAAATAATGAGGAACTCCAGATTCGACTCTGTATCCTACGCAATTATAGTTATGCTGGTATGCGAGTTTATCGAACTCAGCATCAGAAAGAATAGGACTACCTTCATAATACAGTTTACTAGCATGATCTAAAAATTCGCGCATTTTTCTCTCACTAAATTTGAAAGTATATTATACGGGCATGAGGGTAAAATGTCAAGAACTATTTATAGATTTCATCAATATATTCTTTGAAGTAATCTTCTAGTATACTCTTTGATTCTGCAAGTGATATAATTTCTACTAACCCCGCAAAGAGTTCTCGTGAATTATTTAAGTCCAGTTCCATAGCAATACCCTTAGGAGTTGGCTTCCATTCTTCTTCAAAATCTAAATAATATTCGCGCAGGTGCAAATACTCAACCCCCCTAAAAGGATTGATTGTGAGTCTTACTTGAGTTTGTTTTTCTTCATTATGATGCACTATCTTTTCATACACGGCGGGTGCTTCATGTAAAATAACCACTATCTATCTCCATTTTGTAAAATAGAAGATAGAGGTACTACACTGGTAACGCTTTGTGGTTTCAAGAGACGATACGAGTCTGTATCCCAACAAAAAAACAAAAGAGTCCCGTCAGACTCTTTTGCCCTATTTTTCTTGCCTTGAATGTATGGTGTAGAAAAGTCTAGTGTACAAACATTGTACTTTAGCTTTTTAGAGTTTTCACTGCGGTAGGTAATAATTGCATCGCCGTACTCAGTTACTAACTTTGCTAATGCCTCTTTATTCACGAGTTCTCCTTGTTGTCGTGGTTTAGCAAAAGTTATTTTACCGTACCGCGCCCTGCAAAGAGAAAGCCCCCGAAGGGGCTAGAGAGTTAGTTAGCTACTGCACCTAATACTGTTGTGAAGTATTGTGCTGCTTTGCCAGTCAACTTAGATACTACATCTTCGTCAACTTCCTGGCCTGCGTCAGTGATGGCTGCAATCAGAGCTTCTTGAGCGGCTGCTTTTGAAACTCGTGTTCCACCAGTCGAACCAGAAGATGAACTTCCTGATGCTGCTGGTGTTTTCTTTATATAGACACCAGCTTTGCTAAGAATCATTCGAACACCATTAGGTGATTCGTCGTACTCATCTGCGATGTCTTTCACAATCTCCATAGAATTTTCTGGAGTTGGATTTTGTTCTTCGTATGCTGCAATAACAGCAGCTTTCTTGTCGTCGTCCCAAGCCATTTTTCGGCTCCTTTTCTTAGTTCTAGTTGAACCTGGGCAGGTACCCAGGGTTTGTATTTGCTGTTGATAAAATCGGTCGCCCATAGGTTTCCTCAATTTCGTGAATACTATTATAGAGAAATTTGAGCATGATGTCAAGAAGTATTTTTGGATATGTGAGAAGAGTATATGTGAATCATTTCGCCTTTGCCTAAAGAGGGATTTCCTGCAGTATTGCAAGCTACCTGCTGAAACTCATCATAGAGAGATTTTAGTGTTTCTTGCACTTCTGTAGAAGCCTGTATAAAATAATGCGAAGCTACAGCTCCTCCATCATCCAGCACTTTACCTGCAAGTCCTCCTACTCTACGAATGGCGAAATCTTCTGACCCTTTCTCGACAAAAGAAAAATCTTTATGTGTAGTAGGTAATACTACTTTCTGCCTTTTCTCTTCCCTATATTTCCATACCTGGAAAACACAAGGAACTGAGTATGAGTTTCCTTCAAGTGTGAAGCTGTTAGTAGGCAATAAAATATCTTCAACTAAGTGAAAGTTTAGGTCTATCGCATTCTGCACTGATAC